ATCTACATAGGTTGATTTATCAAATTCAAATAAATGATAGACATTATTAAACTTTGGATTCATATAAGATACTGTCCATGTATTATATAATCCAGTTAATAATACATTTAAAATACCATTAGTTCCAACAGAATCATATATTAGTTGTGATCCCTTATTTTTATATCCTCTTAAAACTTTACTATTAAATGCTGTAAATGCAGTAGATTGACATGTTATGTTTTTTAAATATGTTCCATTCTCTGCATCTTTTTTGGGGGATATTATCTTAAAATATTCTTGTCTTTTTATTACATCATTTACTTTAGTTTGACATAAAATAAGATAAGATTCTTTAATTAAATCAAAATTTTTATTTTTTGATTTAATAACTCCACTTTTATAATAAGGAACTGAAAAATCTAATGAATTAAAATCTCCATAACTTCCTTTATAATTAAGTGAAGTCAAATCATTTAATACTGTTATTTTACTTTTATCTGGATTACATAAGATTAATTTATATTCTCTATTTAAATCTTGTAATTGAAATTCTATTTTAGACATTTACTTTATCACTTCCTTTATACAAATTGAGGGAATTGACATTCTATTTGAAGTGTACAAGGATAATAACATCTTATTGTATTTACTCCTTTTATAAGTTTAAAATAATTATCATTAAATTTACTTAAAACTTGTTCTCCACTTAACGTTTCAATTTCTTCTAAATCATTATCTATATATAAATGCTCATTTGCTGCTAAATTAGTAAAACTCGTTTCTCTATTACTATTACTTACATTTACTAATTTAAAATTTGTAGCATTACTATTCAAATCTGCATAAATTTTAGGAAAATATGAATAATCTTCATATTTAGGATGTTGTACATTTGTTATATTATTAATTGTGAATTCTATTGGAGTTATTGGAGATGCTAATGTACAATCAATTGTTGTTGTATTATTAACTAACCAATATGGAGTTGTAGCTTGAAATTCTAATTCAATATATCCTTTGTTATTTGGCATTAATGTTAAATTAAATGCATTTGTAAATATACCATATAAACATTTATTTTCATTATCACTAGTTTTAAATTCTTGTTCTTTTCTTGATCCTAACCATTCAAATATTTGTAATCTTAATTCATCAGTCCATTGTTCATCTAAAGGTGATACAATCAATGAAAATGTTATTGCTTCCATTTCAGTTCTATTCCTACTTATAGTATCTCTATAAGCTAATTTGTCAAATACCATATTTTTAGATCCACTTATAGGAGTAGATATAGGATTATTATTAAGTTGTATTTGATAAAACTTAACTGTAAAACTTGTAGATTCTATTCCTGCATAACTAAATTCTATTTCTTGATAACTCAAATTTGTCACCACCTTGTAAAATAAAGTAGGGAAGAGGTGTTTAACCTCAACCCTTAGTTACCATGACCTTTTATATTTAAAATGTTATATAATTTATTTAATGCTGCATCAGTTGATTGTTCCAAACTCTTTTGAACCATTGGTACAGATTCTTTTGTTATATTACCTTCTACCACTAACATTTTTTCAAAACTAACCTGTAATGGTTGTTTTGCTTGTATATTTTGATTTATTGTTGGTGTAGTTATATTGGGTAATAATGAAGTTATGGAAGGAATTGATAAATTCTTTAATGCTGTCTGAATCATATTTCCTACTGCACTAAATGGAGTCATTATTCCACTTGTAAATTTGTTTACTTCAGGTATCTTTATATTTCCACCAGATGCAATATTATATAAAGAATTAATCTCCTTATATATATCCCTAACTTTTGTTAAAGATGTTAAAAATTCACCTTCAATTAATCTTGATGAAGTTGTTGCATTTTCACCTGTTGCTGTAAATAAATTAGCCAAAGAATCAGTAATTGTATATATCTCTCCTTGTAATGTTTGAGATACTAATTGTACTTGATTTGTCATAATTGCATTCACAGATTCCATTTTCAAAGATACTTCAGATGTTGCTTTGTCAATTGCTGTTACATAATCATTTAAATGTTTATCATTTTTTTCTTTCTCGCCATTTATATACTTCTCATATTCATCAGCATCATCTTGATAGGCTTGCTTCTTAAGTTCAAAAGTTCTATCATTTTGAGTTTTTATAAGATCAGATTGTTTTTCATTTAACTCCTTTTGGTAGTCTTCTAACTTAGATTGAGCTTCTGTATCTCCAGACATTGCAGCAGATGAAAGTGAATTTATCTTAGATTGTAATTCATTTATTTCCTTTAACTTTTCTTCAATATCATCACTATAGTTTTCTGCATCTCTTTGTCTTTCAAGTTGCTTTATATTATCATCAATGTATTCCTTATATTTCTTACCCTTTTCTTCTAACCTTTTCTCTTCTTCATCATGTGACTTTTGTGCTGCTTCTTTCTGTTGATCATAATACTTCTTAATTAAATCTGTTATCTTACTTTGTGCATCTTCAAATGTTTTTATTTGATCTCTAGCTATATCACTAAGTTTTTGTTTTTGCTCTGATATTAAATCATTCTGCTTTACAATTTCCTGTGTATTAGCTATATATCCTTGCTTAAGATTTGATAAAGCATTAAAAACTTTCTTGATATTATCAAGTTGTCTTTTAGATGAAGAATCAGTCTTTCCTTCAAATGATTTGATTAAATTTAGATATGTCTCAGTTACACCACCATCTTTATCAAACCATTTAGTTGTATCATATGAGGTTTCTGATCTAACCCTATTTGCATCTGCGTTTATTTTCTTGTTTGCTGCTTCAAGATCTATAATCTTTTTCTTACGAATATCTATAAGTTGATTTGTTAATGTGATTTGTTTATTATAATCCTTTTCTGCATCTGCTATCTTAATCTGTTTTTCAAGTGATTCTGCAAGTTTTTCATCTTGATTAGCTAATGCATTGTAAGCTTTAAGGAATTCAGATGTAAGTTCTTGTATTCCTATTGGTTCAGGATCAGAACCTTTTTCTTTTGTATTAACTTTAGGTATAGTTAAACCAGACTTTAACATATCCTTTAAAGCATTAATTTTAGCAATTGATTCTAATACATTACTTGTATCATAAAATTCCTTAACATTAGAAGCATTTATGCTTGCACTACCTTTACCCATTAAAGCTAATGCTGACTTACGAGCATCACTTAATGTTTTAATAGAATCAATCTCAATTCCATATAATTTAAGTCTATTTGCTAATTCTGTTTTTACAATACTACTAATACCTGATTCAGTTTCTAATGCAACTATTTGTTTGTCTACAAGTGCTTGTTTAACTAATTCCAATCCTTGAGCTTCTATAATATATCCATCTTTAGTTTGATGTATATAATCAAGTAACTCAGGATATTTTGTTATTAAATCAATTAAACTATCAGCAGTAAGTGTATTGTTTTTTGCTAAATCAGATTGTATATCATTTAAATCTTTTACTTCATTTACTGTTTCTTTTACTTGTTTAGATAAATCTTCAAATGATTTGGTTTGTTGGTTAGTAGAAACATTAGTTTTTTTCTTTTCATTTGCTAACTCTTGTTCTGTAGCTTGTAATAATTTTTGATTATTTAGAGTGTCTTGCAATCCTTGAACAAATTTTTCTTGTGTATATTTTCCTTCAATAGCAGTATTAATATAATCTTCTGAAATTTTTTTCTGTGCTTCAGAAAAATTAGTCATATCTAACATTAAAGAAACATATAATGCTCTAAGTTTATCATTTGATTCTAGAATTTTTTGAGCTAATTTTGCTTCTTTAGATGCTATATCTGCAATGCTTTTTTGAATTTCTTCATTTCTTCTTTTATAAATTGCAGGATTTTGTTTAGCCTGTTCTTGTTCAAGAGGAGATAAACTTGATGAATCATTCAAATCATTATTTAAGTCAGTCTTTTTAGAATTTAATCTTTCTAATTCATTTTGTAATTGCCTTTTTTCATTAATAATTTGTAATATTTCATAACCAGCAGCATCTTTTAATCTCTTTTTTTCTATTTCAATTTGCTTTTCTTTTAAAGCAATTTGTTTCTTGATACTTTCATTATTAGCAAGTATAGCTTTACCTTCATTATCATAACCTATAATAATAGAAGGAAAAAGTTCACTTAATGCTTTCCTTGCTTCTACTAATTGTTCAGTTGTTGAAGAAGATGATTCTAATGTTTTTAAATATTCTTTTGATTGTGATACTTCTTCATTTAAAGATTGAATGTGTTGTTTAGTATCTGCAATAAATTTTTTTTGTTCTTCTCTTGCTTCTTTTGCTCTATTAACATAAGAACTTATAGCTGATATTATACCTGTAATAGCCATAGCTAAACCAAATGTTAAAGCAGTATTTAAAGCTGTTGTTGCAACAGTTAATCCAACAGAAGCTGCGGTTTGTGCTATAGTTTTACCTGTTAATGCTTGAAATATTAACTCAAGTCTTGAAGATGCAACAACTAATCCAGTTTGTTGTGTACTTAATGCTGTTTGTTCCATTCTCAATAAACTTAATTGTACTCTAAAATTTTGAACTGATGTTAAAATACTTTTTGAAAAATTGAATTTACCAAATAAATTTAAAGCAGAAATAACACTTACCAATATTACAGGTAATGTTCCAAAAGTTTTGCTTAAATTTGAAAATACAGAAAGTAATCCATTTGCAGATTGTAAAAATCCTTTAATAAAATCACTATTTATAGATGTTAAATACAATTCTTCCAAAGTAGCTTTTAAATTATTAATTGCTGCTTGAAGGCTGTTGGCAAAAATTTCCTGTTTCTGCATTGCAACTCCTTCAGAATTAATTGCAGCTTCTGTATTTTTTACTACTTCTCCATAATTTTCCATTAATGCAATAAATGTGTTTTTACGATACATTCCTGCTGCTTGAAAGGCAATGTCCTGTTTTTGAACATCTGTTAATACTTTCCATTTTTCTGACAAATCTTTAAATATATCTCCTATAGGTCTTAATGAAGATGGATCACCTATTTCTCTTATTTTTACTCCGATAGTATCAAGATCTTTTTCAATTTTTTTCATTGAATCTTGATCTGCTTCTTCACCTACATTAAGTATTCTTCCGAAAATTGTACGTAAAGCATTTGCATTTTCGTTTCCAGAACGCCTATTCTTTTCTGTTAATGTACCTATCATAGCAGATAATTCTTCAATTGTTGCTCCACTTTCTCTTGCAACACTACCTACAGTCCTTAAACCATCAGAAATTTCTTGAATTCCTTTGGGGTAATCCATGGACAACATTCTTGCGGTACTTGTTATAATATCTGCAACATGCATAGCATCATCAGCACTTAATTTATATTGTGCCATAGTACCCATTAAAGCATCAGATGTTTGTTCTATTCCTTGACCAGTAATATTTGATAAAATTAAAGCTGCCTTTGATTTTTCTAAAACTTGATCCATTGTAGACGTATATGTAGAAAATACACCAATAGCTTTCATTACTGTATCTGTAGTAGTAGACATAGCATTAGCATATTGATTAGCAGTATCAGTAACATCTTTAAATATCAAATTTGCATCTGTCATTTCCATTTGAAGGTTTGTAAAAACTTTAGACTGTTCAATTATAAAATTAAATCCTTCTTTTATTTTCCTTAAACTTCCATATATTAATTGAGTTGAAATTGCCCATATTACGATCTTCCTGGCTGCCAATTCAATCATTTCTGTAAAACTATATCCATCTTTATTTACATTTTTAAATTCATTAGATACTTGTGAAACTCTTGTTCTTAAATTATCAAATTGACCATTAATAGCTTGAATAGAACTTGAAGTAGATGAAGTATTTAATCCATTTAACATAGATTGTAATTTTGATAATTCTTGTCTTACACTATCATTACTAAATACTTTATCTTTACCAACTTGCAACCTAGAAATAGCATTATTCATTTTAGAAACATAAGCATCAATATCTTTTTGATTTAATAATTTAGATGAATTAGATTTTTGTACTGCTTCTAATTCTCTATATTTTTTAATTTCTAATTCTAAGTTATTTATTTGTTGAATAATACTTCTACGTTGTTCATTTGATAAATTTGTATTACTACTTTTCAAACTATCTATAGTACCTTTTAAAGTATTATATTGTTGATTTAAAGCATTTAAATTATTTATGTCTTGTATTCCTGTTCTTGGAGAAGTAAAATTTTGTTGCAACTTAGCAATTTTATTTTCATAAGTTTGTAGTTTATTTAAAGCATTTTGAATATTATCTCCAGCATTTTTATCTATAAGAGAAGAAGTATTTAAAACAAATCCACGTTGAGTACTACTTCCAACTTTAATATTTGCCATATCATATTTGAATTTTTCAATAATACCATCTGCTTTTTTTACTTCTGCAACCAAACTAGTGATTTGATTTTTAGCATTTTTAAAAACATTAACATTCACATCACCCATTGATTCAAAAGATCTTTTAACACTACTTATTACATTCTTACTATTATAAAATACATTTTCAACATCTTTTTTTTCTCTTTCAAGTTGCTCTTTATTAAATACTTTAATTCCTTTATTATTTGAATTAGCTTTATTAATTATTTTATCTTTAGCATTTTGCACAGCTTTTTCAGCATCAGATATACTTTTTTGATCAACTGAAACTTGTAGGTTAACTTTAATTTTCTTTGCTAATCTTTCAAGTTCTGATTTAAATTTATTTAAAGAATCTTCTGAAAAGTCTATTTTGGGTTTTATATTAAATGAAACTTTTTTAGATAATCTATCTATTTGAGTTTGAACATCTTTTTGATTTAAGTCAAGTAAACTTTTAATTAATATAGATATATTATTTGCCATTATATCACTCCTTCATTAACCTTTATTTGAAATAAAAGTTAGGGAAGTAGTGATCCCTAACTCTAATTAATTTATGACAGTGAACTACCACCGCTTATAGAAGCGGATGGCTTCTTGGTCAAGACTTCCTATGAAGTCAGATTACCCAAGCTCAAAAGGTCGTTCCGACCTCGAAATACCAACTATATAGCCAGCTTTAGTAGATTTTTACTTGCATTTATATCTCTATCATGGTGTGCTCCGCACTCTGGACAAGTCCATTCTCTCAGACCTAAATTTTTAACTTCTTTGTTTTTGTATCCGCATTCAGAACATAATTGAGATGAAGGAAAACACTTGTCTGCGACAATTATTTCTCTTCCATTCCATTCAGCTTTATACTCTAACATTGTTCTGAATTCAGCCCAAGAGACCTCTGAGATGGCTTTCGCCAGATTGTGGTTCTTCTGCATGTTCTTAACTTTAAGGTCTTCTATAACTATAACTTGGTTTTCGTTTATTAGTTTAGAAGATAACTTGTGTAAGAAATCTTTTCTTTGATTTACTATTTTCTCGTGTAGCTTCGCTACTTGAAGTTTAGCTTTATTTCTATTGTTTGAACCTTTAACTTTTCTCGAAAGGCTATGTTGTAAGAATTTAAGTCTCTTTTCTGATTTCCTAAGAAACTTAGGATTTTCATATTTATCTCCACTGGAAGTTATAGCAAATTCTTTAAGTCCTAAGTCTACTCCTATTTTAGTTTCTAACTTTGGAGGTTTAATATTTTCAGTATCTACAAGTATAGAAACAAAGTACTTATTTGTTTTAGTTTTAGAGATTGTAGCTGATTTAATTATTCCTGTAAAATTTCTGTGCAGTTTTATTTTTATTAATGATTTTAATTTAGGTATTTTTAATTTACCGTCAACTATAGCCACTGTACCATTTTGGTTATTAGTTTTGAACGATTGTTTATTTCTTTTACTCTTGAATTGAGGAAAACCAATTGATTTATCTCTAAAGAAGTTTTTATAAGCTGTTTCTAAATCAATTTGTGCATTAGCAAGAGCTAAACTATCTACTTCTTTTAGCCAAGAATATTTTTGCTTATATTGTGCAGGAGTATTCTTCAACATTTTCCCAATTTCTTTATAGTATTCAATCTTATCATTTAACATTTTATTGTATACAAATCTTACACAACCAAACGTCTTCGCAAAGAATTCTTTCTGTTCTTCCGTAGGATATATTCTATATTTATAAGCTTTTAACATGTATTTCACCTCCTTTACTATAATAGATGATGTAAGAGTCACAATTCATCTCCCACCTAAAGAGGTGGGAGACTTCTTGTGAAAGTCATGTTAAACTTTCTATTAATTTATAAATACCTGTTCCGCTAAGTCCTAATGCACTAAGTATAACTAATATTTTTTTATAATTATTTTTTACAAACTCTCCAACTTTTCTTTTATCTATTTTAAAATAATTCTTCTCTTCTTGAGAAGTATTAAATTTGTCTTCAAAATCATTCATTTTGCAATATACTTCTTTTTTTAAATCATCCATTTTTAAATTGGTATTTTTTATTTCTGTATTCATACCATTTAAATTATCATTAATCTTATCAAAATTATCATTTATTTTAACAAGTGTTAATTCAAAATTAGACAATATTGTTGTATGTGTTTTTAATTCATCATGAAATATTTTTTTATCTTTTTCACTTTCTTCTTGAAGTGTTACAAGTTTTGTTATAGCTGTTTTCATATCATCCATATCCTCAACCTGCTTCTTTATATTAGATACTTCAGTTTTTAGAGTTGCCACATCTTCTATAATTTTTATTTCAACATTTTCAATCATATTATCTACCTCAACTTTCTAACATTTAAATTTAAATCGAAATATTTTTAAATTTATTTTAAGAATTGTTATTGATTTACAGAGGTAGTTGTAGTATAATTATCTCTGTAATATATTTTTAAAACTCAGTGGAATTTATTGATTCGTAGTCGTAATTCTGCTGAGTCTACATATTAATTATTAATATAAAAAGTGAATAGGGAAGAAGTATGTAATTTTAGAAGGTACTAAATTAATCTACAAATGCTTCATCTGCATCATCAGTATCTTCTCTAATTACATATATCTTAGTGGTATCCTGTGATACATGTCCTAAAAGTTTTCTAGCTGTTTCCATATCTTTACCAGAATGAACTACTAAATTTGTATACAATGAAAGACACCTCTATTGAGATGCCTTTAACTCTGTATGATTAATTTAAACACATAAAAAACCTTTATTTTGTAATATTTCTATCATTCTTGTTTTCAAATAGTTGTCCTCTTTAACCCAATTTACTGTTCTTTCAACCATGTGTACTCCTGTATAACTATGAATTTTTGAACGTTGACCTTTTTCAATCCACAAAGGTAAAAGTTCACCATAAGACATCCCACCATACATATTTGCACCATCTGTTATATTCATATGAGCAGGAAACATACCTTTATCAGATGGCATAGGTAATATTTTACTTTCATCAAAATATATTTCTACTTCATAACCTCCAAGTACTTTCTTTGCTTTAGAAACAGTAATTGAATCAATTAGCATATTTGTACGTTCATAATATTGTGGGGTATATGTTTGATACCATGTAGTTAACAATTCATGTCTTAAAACCGACTTAATTTCTTCACCTATCTTTTCAAGTGAAATTACAATATTACTTTCTATATATTTAACTAAACTATTCCAATTATTAAAAGTAGGAATAAAAATCACCACCTAAATAAAATAGGGTAGAGGATAGGTAAACAAACAAAATTTACCAGTCTTACAACCCTTGGTATTACTACATTGTGAACTACCACCGCTTATAGAAGCGGATGGCGAGTTCTTTTCTAACACTTTTAAACATTGTTGATAAGTGTGCGAATGAAGAAACTGATTGTGCCAATTTTCTTTATATTCTTTTTCTGTTTCAATATATGACTTAAATCCGTTTTCTCTACAATCGTAATTAACTATATTATATAGTTTAGTAATGTGAAAAGATAATTCTTCAATGATATTTAATTGTAACTTAGTAATCTTAGGTTTGAATTTGAATGATAGTTTCACTATTTCACCTGCCTTTCTTATTTAATTACAATATTATATTTATAAACGTCAAGCGTTTCATCTCATGACTAAAGTCACGAGTGTTCACGCTTGACATTTATAAATTTTGCATCCATTAATATGTATCTCCTTATAATATTATTTTAATAATTATAAAAATATTATAATATAAAATACATATTAAGTCAATAAACATGTAAAAATTAATATTGTAAAGAGGGTATAAAATTACCCTCTTTATTTACAAATTTTATTCCTTATGCAAACTTAAATAATTATACCTGCACCTTTTATAACATCTCCAGTTGCAACAGGATCTATTAATCTAAGTGATGTGCCATCAACGTATAATTTTACATCTGTATTAGTTGTTGTATTGCGTATAGTTAAATAAGAATAATCTTGAAGAACAAATCTTGGTAATGTTGCTATTTTAGTATCTGCAATTAAATCTGTTGATGCTGTCAAAGATATTTGTAAAATTATCTTTGACATTTCATAAGCATATTTTACATATCCTGTAACTCCAGCAGACAATGTTAAGTAACTCATTCTTAAATCACTTCTGAATGAAGGGTGATACAAAGGCATATTACCACTATTATTCGCTGCTGTAGCACCTATTGCAACTGGATTGTCAAGTTGATCATATCTTACAGCATAATGATATGAGGCATCAACTGTGCCACTAATTTCTGCATTAAAAATATTACCTGTTACATTTGAATAGTTAGATACACTTATACCCTGACCATTATTAGGTAATAAAGCTTCATAACCAGCAATAGGGTCTGAAAATGTAAAATTAAAAATATTACCACTAACAGTAGCGGTTTTTAAATCAATAGCTGATCTACTCCCTGTTAGTGTATTAAACATGCATCCGTTTATTATTGTTTTTGCCCTTGATTTTATTAGTGCTGTATAACCACTAGGCGTAGTAAAAGAACTTGAACCTAGACCTATTCTACTAACACAACCATTGAATGATACATTATTAGTTGATGTCAAATCTGAATCATTTATGTTAATGAAATAAGGCACATCATCTATTGAAGTCAATGTTTTTGCATCAATATATGCTCTTTCAGAAACAGGAATAAACGTACAATTATTAAAACTAAGTTCTTTTGTTATTGTTCCTATACCGTTTATTTCTATTGGTGATAAAGTAGATGGATAGGCTAACCCAGCTCCTGATTGTTCAAACTTGCAGTTAGTAAAATCATTCATAAATCCATATGATATGTTAGCGAAAAATCGGCAATGTTCTATATGACAATCGTTAAAATGTTGCATGTTTGCACCATCTTCAAATTGAATAGCATAAGATATAACAGTGTCTAAGGGGTCAGATGTCCCACATGTCGTAATCATACATCCATTTATATATCCATCACTTGCCGCTGTTTTTAATACAGTACCTTTATAATGTTCAAATGTACAACGTTCCATATGATAATCCCAACCTGCATTTCGTTCAAAAGATAGACAATTATTTTTTAGGTTGTTACCATAAAAGAATATATCTGATATTCTAAAACCTCTGGCTGTACCCTTAAAAGTTAACAACGGTGTATCTGATTCTGTTCTTTTATCCGATATATATGTGCGTTTTCCATTGGTACTTGAACTTTTACCTAATAATTGTAATTCAAAATCTATTTCTGTTAGGTTTGAACGAAATTCCATAGACTTTGTTGGCAATTTTAAAACTCTTAAATTATTAGTTTTTAAAAAATTAATAGCACGATTAAAGGCTAAAGAATAATCTCCATTATCTGCACTCAAAACAAATTCTTCTATATTATAATCTGTTCTGTTATTAATTAAGTTTATGTTAGTAACCTTTACTGAATCTACTTCAGTCTTATTTTGAAATGCAATAGCTCTTGCTATTTTATCTTTATTTTTTGCCATTTACCTCCATTTACCTCCATTCTTAAAATCTACTTTGAAGCAAAGTAAGATTTTATATTAATAATTAATCTACATTAATTAAACTTCCTACAACTGTTACTTTTGCACCTACACCTGACAATGCAGATAAATTTACTTTGAATGATGCAAAACTAGTTACATCAAATTCCCAGCCTGTATTAAAAGTTGATGTAGAACTTGCCATAGTAGTAGCTGCTCCTGAACATGTTCCTTCTACTGGAAAATAATTAACTGTATCATGACTTGCTAAAAATTGTAATGTAAACGTTCCTGATCCATGTACTGATAATGCTAATATATCATTAGCTCTAATATCTACCTTGTCACTCATTCCTGTAGTTGTTTTATCTGTGAAAAATACAAGATTGTCTGTTCTTGGCATAATAAAATCCTCCTCTTAATTTTTGAATTTGTTATTATTAACTTGAATTATTTGATTATAAAAAATAAGTACTATGATTAAATAGCACTTATTTTATATTTAGATTAATTGATTAATTAGTTTTTTTCTTGTAAATCCTCATTTATTTCTGATTCAATTTCACTTACAATATCTTCAGCAGATTTGTTTTCTTTCATCAATTCAACAAGTCTTTCAGTAAACTTCTTCATATATTCAACTAACTTATTAATTTCAGTTTCAGCAAAGGATGCTATTATAGTCTCAAATATATTTAGATCAATTAAAGCTTCAATTAATGCTAATTGTTCCTCAAAAGTTTCAGTTGTAACATCAAGATCTGTAAAGTGTTTTATCATTATAAAATAAATATATGTAAGTCTAAGATTATCAGGTAACTTTTCATAATTTTCATAATTCTTAAGTACTTCAAGAACCATCTCATTAAGTTTAGTTGTCTTAAATTTTTCATCAATTAGTATTTCATAAGATTTATTATCAATTAAAACTGTTAATTTTTTCTTTGTAAATTCTTTAGAATAAGCTTGCTTTATTATACCTGCATTTAATTTATTTACTTTAGCCATACTATCAAATTCTCCTTTGATTCAATTTTATTTTAACTAAATTACCGAGAAGTCCTCCACTTCTAAGCGTAAGCGAAAGTGGAGGATGAATTGGTTATCCAATTGTTGTTTCTACACGCAAATCGAATTTTTTCTGTGCTAATTTGCTTATATTTAGATGTTGTTTGTAAATAATTACCTTGTATATCTTGCACATATACCCAATTACCAGTAAATCCTGATATAAAACCAATCTTATCTATTTCTGGTATATACACCTTATCCCATAAACACGATCTCTTTCCTTTTACAATTATTTCTTTTGTATTTTTGCTATTTCTTTTTGCTTTCCTATTAGGTTCTTTTCTACCTTTACGTGGTATTTCTTCATGTAAACTACGTTTCTTTTTACGTACCTGCTTTATATAATATATATTATCGCTATACTTCATTGGTTTTATATTTGTAATTACTATTGCATCGTTTATATGCGACTTTTCTATATTCCACTCTTTACGTTTTCTGCGTGTGTATAGTCCAAAAGTATATTGCGTTGGTGTTATTTCTTGTAGTCTAGGTACAAGATAATCTTTTAGTACATTCATAAATGCCGTTTCCTGAAATTGCTTTATCTTAGGTAGATTTTTACCTGTAAATTCTTTATATTTCATGTTGCCTTTTGCTTTATTATGTGCTTCACAACTACATACTAAATTGTTTGGATTATTACTTCCACCTTTACTTTTTGGTATAATATGGTCTACTTCAAGAATATCATTGCAATGTATGTCTGGTCTTAATTTTGCATAATGACAAGTAAAATTATCTCTTATTTTTACATATTCTTTTACGCTATCATATCCATACATTTCTCCCTGTTGATATTCTATACCATTAATATCTGGATTAGCTAATGCCTGTGTATCAAATTGCCCTATTTCTACTCTTATTCTGCTTATAGGTAAAATTTTTACAATATTATTTACAAGTCTTATATGAGCATTAATCCTTGATTGTATACTTGGCGGTAACCATCCTTTTTTTCTTTTTCTATTTAAGAACCTTGCTTTTCTATACCTTGTTTTTCTATTACGTCTTGCACGTCGAAGTCGTCTCCTTGTTTCAATATTCTCTTTTATGTCTTGTCTTAATTCTACTTCGGCACGATAAAGCACATTACCTTGTTCCGTTGCAACTGCCATACCTATATGTTTGCTTCCTGCGTCAATACCTAATACACATTCTTGTACTTGATTTTCACACTCAAATAATAATTGAATTATAAATGGTTCATATTTTACTATTTTAGCCTTCTTGTTTTTCAGCAATTTTCTTGCCTTAGCAGGCTTGCAAGGCATTAAAGGTTTACCTTCTATTGAAATTACATATACTAACATTTTGGCTTTACGCCCTCCTTTTTGGAGTTATTTGCCCATCCCCAATGTTGGAATAACTTTGCAGTATAACTGCCAATTGTGGTTGACCGTTCCTACCCATCAGAACTTTTACAGAGCCACCTTAGAGCCTGAAACTTGGGCATCATTTCAGGGTAAGATAATTATTCCAACGTAGTCAGTTAAGACTTAGGGTAGTCAACTAAGGCTTTTACAAGCCTCCGTTTCTATAAACGGGGGTAGTTGACTAAATTATTCTTTATAAAATAAGTTAATCCAATACTAAAAGCATCAGATTCATCTTTGCTTTCTTCTTTCTTTTTATCCTTCTTTAATTTTATTTCATTAAACTTTACATTAGGATATCTTTTCTTAATCTCATCTTGAATTTGCTTCTTTGTTGCTTTCCCATTCAAAATTGCTGCTTTAATTTCTTTTGGTGCATAATATATTTGTTCAACATCATTAAATATATAACTTGCAACTCCATGTACTCTATATAAAACTGCTGTTGAAATATTAAAACGATTAAAAGTACGTTCTATTACTACTTTTTCAGGTGGATATTTTTCTTTTAATTTACTCAAATTATCAGCTATAAATTTAAGTCTTGTTCCATATTCAAAATTCTTTTTAAACTTAATATCTTCTGTGGATATATGACCAATATAGACAGGATTAATATTTTCATCAAATATAACTATTCCTGAACATATCATGGATAAGTCAAGTGCATATATGTATTTAATACAAATCACCTTCTTGAATTTATTTTTAGATTAGCAAAGAATAGGGGATTACCCTATAATCTTTACATGTTATAAGGTAGGGAAGAGGGAATAAGAGGAATGATTGTTTAGTCATTAAGTCTTATTCCCAATATTATTTTTATTATTTATTATCTTTTACCAATATATTTTTCTTTACATCAACTTTGTCTAAATCCTCCCATGCAAAATTTGATGGTTGAAAGAAATGTTTAATTTCTTCTAAATCAAATCTTTCCTTTAACTCATCCAAAGAATACCATACATTAATTTTGATATTTACTGGAGGTATAGATGGATGAGCATATACCAAGAATTTTTTCTCCATATATAATCACCTCTTATAATGATTTAAATGAAATCAATTCTTGTGTTACAGGATCAGCAGCTAAATCAAATGTAAAACTAAACGAAGATGGACTTTCAGATGAATATGTAAAGTCAACATTACTTTGAGCTGTAGCTGAAGAAATATTTACCTCCTGAAGTCTATCAACACCATCAACTCCACGTACTACTCCTAATCCAACTATTTTATATGCTTCACTAAATTGATTTGCACTAATAGTAATTTTATCAATATCAGTTCCATCTTTAGCATAAATACAAAGTATATTTTTACTTGCATTTGTAGCATTTACTGTAATAACTTTTCCAGAAATTGAATATTGGGTTGCATCAGGGTTTGATTCTATAGCTGTAAGTTCTGAAATTACAGTTGCACCATCAGCTTCAGTAAGAAATACAGATAATGTACCTATTGAAGGTGTTTTAGTTAATGTATATGTAGGGGAAGAACTTCCAATTTTACCACTTTCAAATTGAACCATAGTTCCATTTGCCAAAGTGGTATTTGTTGCACCTAAAACAATTGTCAATAATTTTGGACTTATAGTCTGTGACTTAAGAGTAGCTTGTGCTTTACGGTTAGCTTGCCAAGTAATTATAGTTGATCCATTTGCTAATGCTTCAACACTGTCACCTGTTATATTAATTGACAATGAATTACCAAATGGGAAATATGCTGCCAATGCTCCTGTTGACTTCTTATAAAATGCAAGCTTGCAACAGTTTTTTATTCCATAATTTACCATATAATTATTTCCTCCTTTAATTTTATTTTATTTTATTAATTATTTACCTACTTCATCAGTCCAGTGTTTTTGTTGATGGTTTTTCATATCAAAATTTCCACTGGTGACATACCTACGATATGTTTCATAATTATCTATTTTAAATATAGACATATAACTATTAATCAATCTGTAATATGTCATATTTAATACTTTGTCATAATCCCAAAAACATTGACTAGCAACAATAGTAATTATTTGATGTAGAGTTTTATGATTTTTCTTATTTAACTCTTCCATTTCTAATTCATGTTGTTGCTTTAATCTTAAATATTCTTCAAGGATTGCTTTATTTTCTTCAGATACTTGTATAATTTCATTCTCTTTTTCTTTTGGCTTGGGAACAAAGAATAAATCACGAATTGTTTCACTTAATATATCAAAATTATCTCTATTTATTTTTGCATCAGAAATTTTTATATTTATATTTCCATAAATGTCTGTATCAAATTCAACTTGATCATTTTTATATATAAACTTTAGAACATTAACTAAAAGTATCAATAAATCTGTTAATTTTCCATTTTCATCTTTAAAAAAGAAAACATCAAATAATTTTATATCTTCATTATTTTCTTTAGGTTCAATAAAGAAAGGATATAATAAATTTATTAAATTTTCTTCTTTTATTTTTAATACTTCTTTTACAGTTGGTACTATTATTGTTCCTAGATCATTAGATAATTGAATTTCACGAAGTAAATATTCATCTTTTAGCATTTATATCACACTCCATAAAAATCCAAGATTCTAAATGATATAAAATGACCTAAATGATCTGTATCTATAGGAATATCACCACGTTCATAAAATTCAAATTCTCCAATATTATTTTGATTTGATAAAATACTATCTAATTTATCTGCAATAAAATCATATCTAATACCAAAATCTGTTTTTTCATATTCGTTTGGTACAATGATATTAAAATATATTAAACCATTTTTATAAGTTTTACTTATTTTCTTAAAATCAACCCAAGCACTTGTAATATAAGTCATATCCTTATTAGTTCTACTTGTAATATTGTTATATGGCATTACTTGAGTTCTTATTAAACTTTCAGGAGTTTGTAAAATAGCATTTTGTTCAGGAGTAGGAGTAATATCCAAGAAACTTTCATTATTAATAATTATAGCTTTAACTAATTCTTCATCATTAATTATTTTATTAAGTACTTTAGTTTTTAATTCAGACAAAGACTGACCCATTTGCATATTTTACACCTCCTTAGAATGATACTAGTTTAATTTTTCTATCATAATAAACTGTAGGATCACCTAATAATGCACAATGAACATTAATAATTTTGCCTGCATAAGTTGACTTTGTTCCAGCAACTAATTTACATACATTAGTAAGAATAGTAGTTGTAACATAATTATTAGTACTACCATCTTCATTTGTAACAGTATATAAAAAGAACTTTGTATTATCTTCAACACCATTATTATAAGCATGTGCTGTTAATTCTAAAGTTCTACCTAACATTAATTTTTCAGTTGTAGGAGTTAAAGAAACTGTCCAACCTTCAGTAGAAGGAGTAGGTTCTGATTTTTGATTACTATAATAATTACAAATACCTAATTGAATATTATCATCATCATTAATCTGATCATCAACTATCTCAATTTTCAACAATCCATTTTGAGAATTATCAATGCCTTCAATTTTATAAGCTGAACCATTTAATATAAACCTCAAATTCAAATCAGCTTTAGTAATTATATTATCATTCTTTATTTGAATCATATAGTGACCTGAAGGCAAACTCATGAATTTCCCATCAGTCATATTTATACTGCCATTATTAAATATACAAGGTAATTGATATAAAATTGCGTTTTTGTAGAATTTAAGGATATTCTTACATTCCTGCAAAACTCCCCAATAATATATATCATTAAACATTTGAACTGAAGTAACTAACCATTTCTTACTTCTCCAAGTTATAATATCTCCACAATTCAATAATACATTAGGTTTCATAACTATTTTATATTTTGCTTTATCAGAAGTATCATAACCTAATTGAGTTATTTGAACTCCTGTAGTTGTTATATTATCATTAAATAAAACATCAAAATATGAAGGATTAGATGATATAAAACCATTATTTATATCTGCAATTAAACTATTTTTAACTCTTTCTGAATAAGTATCACCCTTAGCTAAAACTCTATTTGAATTAGCAGATCTTATACTCACCTAACCTCACCTCCATATTTTTCTAATAATTTTTGAACAATTGATATACAAGCAAATATTTCTTTCTTAAATATCTTATGTGTAGTATTTGGTTCAGATATCAAATATTGAATTTTAGTTAACATACTTATAAATCTAGCATCATTCTTTAAAAATATAATCAATTCTTTACTACCAATTAATTCTCTATTAAGAGATTCAAGATAACTTATTAAATTTTTATCATCATCTTCCTTTAAACAAAGACTTTTATACAATTGACCAATTAAGAAATTAAGATAATTTTTAAAACTTTCATCTGAAAATACATCATAATTTACTGTAATCATGATTTCATCAAATCCTTTAATGGATCAAAATTATCATATCCATATTTTATTTTTTCTCTATCAAAATCTTTTTTAACTTCATTATAAGTAGTCCTAATCTCTTTTAAAATATTGGCAGGTGAATATAATTGGAAATCTTTGGTAGAAAGATGATTCTTTAAGTTATCTATTGTGTATAATTTTGGTGAAAGCCAGTTTTTAAGTATTCCTTTAGCAAGAATGTTTTTAATATCATCAGTCAAAGTTTGATTAAATTGTTTTAAAGTACTATCTCTATCAGATAAATCAATTTTACATTTCTTAAATTCTCCTACAGCAATTAATAACCAACCTTCTAAAATTTCATCTTGTTCTTGAGTTGACAAATTTAAAAATTCATAATCACTACACATTCCTGAATACAAATCATATATTTCACTATATGGGGTAGACATTTAACTCAACCCCTTTCTATCTTATAAAATCTTTCAAACCAGTATACATTATCTTATCAATTATATTAATAATTCTTAAATCATACAAAGTACCATTATCAATCATTTCTCTTGCTTTACTTGCTATTAAAGCTTTAGTGCTATTTGGAAGTTTATTTAATATTTTTTCAATTTCTTGAGGTTTTTTCTGAAAAAATAACTCTAAATCTTCACCAATATCAGATAATTGATCATACAATGCTTTTAAACCTGATATAGAATTAACAACATCTTCATCTTCAATTATTATCCAAGGTTTATTTAAAAACTTTGGTTGTGATGCTCTCATAGTTAGCAGTTCACCATAATCTATATATTCAACTATTCCATAATCACTCCAAACAGTCATTAATCCAGTTCTTGTTGATATGTAAGTTAATTTTCCATTAACTATACTTCTACAAGGAATCATTTCATTTCTATCAATTACTGTAGCTTTTCTTCTATTTGTAGGTTTTGTTTCTTTAACTTCTTCTTTAACTTCTAAACTTATTTCATCATTATTTTTATTTAATTCATCAATTTTATTTTCAACATTTGTATTATTTTTCTTAATATTTGCCATATTTGTGATCTCCTTTTATTCAATAAATTTAATAAAATAAGCAGGTGGATTAATTTTCACCTGCTTATTTAAAAACTTATATTATTAATTAGTACAATCTTACATATCATACATTCCATATAGATTTGAGAATATACAACCAATACCATACTCTTTAATCATTTTATATTCAACAGACATATCAATTGAAGTAGAAGCATCATTGTCTTCTTTTATCATTGCTTGACCTTCTTCAAATATTTTAATTGGTTTAGTATTTGCAGGAATTACATACAACTGAGTATCATCTATTGCAAATGTAAATGTATTTGCAGTATGTACTTGTGGAATATCAAGCAAAGGTATACCTCTCCAAAAAGCAACTTTACCAGTTTTGTTATATTCATCTTTCATTATATCAGACCATGATATATCTGGAGTACTATAAACATTTGATAATCCAGTAGTTGTACCAGTTATAACTACTGGTGCATTACCATTTGCTGCTCTTACATGATCTACTATTGCTTGTAAATTTGCAGTTGCAAAAGAACCTGTTTGTTTAAATGCACTAGGTAAATATGTAATACTTCCTTTTAATGCAGAATATATACCATCTCTAATTTTATTTTCAAAACCTTCTTGTGCTTTCTGAACAAGTTTACTCCAATCCATTCTTCCAGCTATAATTCTTAACAAAGATTCACCTACACCAACTCCATAAGTTGATACTGTAGTTGAGAAAGATGTACCTTCATCAAGTCTCTGAGTTTTAAAATCCCAATTTCCTCTAGCTAATTTAGCTACAGTCAAAATAGAATTATCTGGTACAATAAATTCATTCTTATCTCCAAGATTTGAACTTTTATACTCAACAAACTGTTCAAAAAATGGATTATCTGACCAACCTGAAGTAATTATTTCATCAAGAGCAACTTCAACTATTTCAAATATTTCATTTTTATGTCTTCTAAATGTTCTATGATCTGGTTTATCAGTTCCACAAAGTTCAATCAATGCTTCACGAACTGCTTTATTTCCATCTTCTTTTGAAAATTTATTCATTGTGCCTTTTCCAGCATCAACAAATAATTTAATTAAATTTTTATCCATGTCTATACCTCCTGTTTTATATTAATAATCAATTAGTTCTTTATAATTCTAATAGTAACCATTTTATACTGATTTGCAACTTGACCATCACTACCAACATACTGTAATGTTCCAACAGTTTTTATAGCAGTTATTACACCTGCAAATACTTCTGTTCCTGTTAAAGTTCCTGATTCAGTCATTTTATATGAATTATTAGCAGCTATTACATAATTTCCAACTACTGCATCAGTTGACAATAAAGTTAAACCATCATAAGATACTTCAATTTCATCATTAACATTTAATTCATATGCTTTAGTTGGTGTATTTGCGGCTATATTAAATGCACCTAACTGTTTCTTTTTATATGTAGATTCATCATAAAGAATTTCGTCAGAATATACTAAATAAGCTGAATCAGTAGTAAGTTTTGCAGTTACTGGTTTAACTGCTGAACGAAGTTCACTTTCTCCAGTAACATTATCACCTGCAAAAACTATAAATCCATTTTCAAGTGCATCTGAACTCACAACATTTAAAATATGTCCACATTTCTTTGATTTAACATTTGCTAAATTAGCTATAGAATATGCCATAATTTATACCATCCTTTCAATTTACAATTATTTTTTAATATACTTATTCATTAATCCACCATAACCATCTTCATCTTCTGAAGTATCTTCTTTATCATGGTTGATTTTTATTTTAATATTTGTTAGTTTTTTGCTAAAGTTAAAAGTAGAATTTTTCCTTCCTCTTATTGCAAAACATTTTTCAGCTAAAGTTTCTAAATCATATTCAGAAGCTTTATTTTTAAGTTCTAAAAATTCAGGAACATCTTTAATATCTTCAAATTCTTCAAACAAAACCTTTTCAGATTCTTCTCTTTCTTCTTTTTCTGTATTTACTTTAAATTCACGAAGTGTATTAACTTCTGTTTCAAGATTTGAATAATTACTTCTCATTTTATCCAATGATTCTTTTTCTTCAGTAGTTAATCTTTCTTGAAATAATTCAATCCTATCTCCTTCAAAAGATACATTATCCCCATCTTTTTTATATGATTGTCTAAATATCTTTGTTCCATCCCAATTTATATATTCAAATCTATCATCATATACTTGATCAATAAAATACCATTCATTATCTTCTGATTCATTTTTTGATAATAATTTATATAAAGCATATTTTATATCAGAATGGGAAAGTTCAAAAGATTTTACAAACTTTTCAGGTTCTTTATTTCCTTCTTCTTTATTATCTTCTTCTTTATTTGTATTAAATTTTTCATTAAGTTTAACTTTTAGATCTTCTATAGATATATCTTCTATATTAAAATCTAACTGTTCAATTGTTAAATTAAACTTTTTAAGCAATTCAAGTTTTTCATTCACTTCCTCATTACCTCCTTTTTTAGTTTTATTTATATTATAATTGGATAAAGTTTCTTTTAACTCTTCCATCATCATAATAAGCTTTTCTTTCGAATCCTCATTATCTTCTTGCTTTTCAAATGTACCTGTAGTTGCTAAAGCATTTTCCATTCCTGTACCAAAATCTTTATTTAAAAATGTAATACCTGTATATCTATAATCAGTTATGTTATAGCATTTTTTCTTAGCATTGTAATTATACGCATCTACAGCTATTTCCATAGAAAGTTTGATATCTTTATCACGTTCTATAATATCTTGTGCATAGTTAGAATATCCTTTCCATATGTAAGCATCAACAAATACATAATTTTTATCATTAAATTTTTCAATTGTATGATTACAACTTTCAGGAACTATACCTATTGGAGTTTCTTTGTAAATTAATTTATATTCTTCTTCATTTACTTTACTTTTCTCCAAAGCCATATCATGACCACCAAATTGAGGATTACCTTCTTCATCAAATATTACATTTGCTAATACTGGAATATTTTTAATGGAATCTTGTGCTTTCTCCATATCTGAAACTTCAAATGAACTTTTATTAGGGTTCACACCATCATGACAAACCCTTAAACGCATTTTAATAAACTTATCTGAATCAAAAGTATTATCAGTTTCATATGTAGTAGCAAGTGATACATGTTGTAGTTCTTTAACTTTACTCAATATTTATCACCACCTTAAAAGAACATGTTATTAGTAAAAACAAACTGTGATTTATCAACTTCTTTAAAATTAAAATTTATATTATGATTATTTTCAAAAATACATAAACCATTATTTTCAGATAATAGTTTAAATCCTTTTTGTAATAATTCATTTTTTAAATTTACATCAAAACAATGAATAAAATACATATCTTCACCTCTTAACTCTATTTCCATCTATATTACTATCAGATTCTATAGTTTTATCTTTACTATCTGATACTTTACCATTATCAGGTCTACCACTTTTTTTATCTCCAGAAATAACATGACTATTAAGAAGTGGTTTAAATTTTTCATTAAGTTTTAACACTTCGGTTTCTAAATAATTCATATTTATAACTTCTTCACCATTCATACCTAATAAAGCATTTAACCTAGTTAATACAGGATGTCCATAAGTTGACATTTCTTTATATTGATTAACCAAATCAGATATATTATAAATTGTTGAATTAATAAATTCTGCTTTAAATTTATAATCAGAAGCATTAAATTTTAACAATCTATAATTGATCCATTTTTCAATTTGTCTTAATAATTTAAATGATATTGCCTCATCATTTTTAGTAGACATTTGAATAATTGATCCACTATTAGCCTTATCACTTCCCATTAACCCACTAGCTACTCCACATCCATTCCAAAAACTTTCTATAGCTTCATTAGTTTTATTCGAATCAGCAGTATCAGATTTAAAATCTACAGTTGTAATATCAAAAGGTGTTAATGCAAGACCAACATTTTCAGCTATAGCAGTTTCAGTCATTCCATGAAATGTTAAAGCTTGATCTAAAGATATTAAAAAAGCATCAACATCTCCAGTTTTTGTATCTAAAGGTATTTTTTCAAATATAACTTTGTAATTATTTATCTTTTCTTTATTAAGTTTTAATTTTTTATACTCATCCAATTCTATTACACTTTCAAATACTCCTGAAAATGGAGGAATATTAAAAACTAACTCATCATCATTAAATTTAAAACAACATGTATTTTTTAGCTCTAATTCTTGCCAACGATTATTTTTTTTATTTTTTTCATATAAAGCATATTTAGCTACAAACTCATCACCAAATTCCTGAAGTCTTTCCTTTTTATTATTAAAATAAGAAAAATCAAACTGATAAACTAATAAACCATTTTCAATACTAGATATACTACAATATTGAGGTTCTAATTTTCTAATAAAAAATGTATCTGAAGTTTCATATACATAACCATAAAATACATCATTTTTTATACAATTTATCATAATTTTTGGTATTTCATATTTTAAATTCATAAAATCCAAATATTCTGAAACTTTATAGTATGTTTGCTCAAACATTTTTTTATTTGATTTTTTTTGATTTAATGAAAAAACTTTTATATGATAATCAAATGTAGGTAATAAAGCAAAATGATGAATTAATCTACGATAATGAGATGACACTATATATAAATAATTTGAAATTTCATATAATTGTTTTTGATATAATGCTGGATTTTCATTAAATTTACGAATATCTTCTTTAGTATAAGATCTTATTTTAACAGTAGTATCTTTTAAAGTAGAATTCATATTTTGAAGAATTATTTTATTAATTCGTTCAAAAATTATTTTTTTCTTTTCTTCAAGTGTTAATATTTGTGATTGAGACAAACTGTGTCACCTCCTGCTATAGTTTTATTTTAATAATTTTAAATAATTTTTGGTCTTTTAAATACAAATAATGAAGAAAGGTTTTGTTTTGGTTTTTTAATATTTTTATCTTCAAAATTCTTTATGTACCATATTCCATATGCAACTGCCATAAATCTATCTTTATCAACACTTTTAGTAACTTGTTCTACAGATAATTTTCCACCTTGCATATGTTTAATTTTTAAATTTGCGGTTTCTTCAATAAATAAATCTGTTTGTATTTTAGGCAATACAATATTTCTAAAATAATCATTATTATTATTCATATAATTATTATCTTGATGTTTTTCTAATAATTGTAATTGACCACTTTCAACTGCATCTATAAATTTAACTACTATATCTGATTGAATACCTTGGGAATGTAATGCATATAAACATTTTTCAGAACCTTTAATATCAGGTTCATGTTCAGTATTAATAGTATCCCAACAATCCAATGTTTCTTTTGTAATTGGATCTATATGTTGCTTTAATAACTCATCAACTAAACCTTTTCCAAGACCATTTTCATCACAAATTGCTTTTTTAGCATTATATATATTTCTTATACGTTTAAATTCTATTGCTTGACTTGTAAAATTTAATCCATTAGGTAAATTTATTATATTTACTAATTTTATAGATACAATTCTTTGTTCTTTATTTCTTATTATTTTTAAAACTGCTATTGATGATTGATTATTAGAACTTTTTTGAGATCTTGCAACATCCATACTAACATAATATTCAGAATGTCCATCAGATTCATTTTCAGGAACAGATAATGTTCTTAATTTTAATAATTTAGTTATATCAACAACTGCTCCGTCTGTACTTCCAACCCATTTTGATTCATAATTCTGTGCAAAAGCGGTTGGAGACATGCTTTTTTTCTTGTTTAATATTTGTTGTTTTGTAGAACCTCTACCATACCAACATCCAAGATGCCAATCTGATCCCATAACCATTTGACCAGTACATTCCATCATTTCATCAATCATTCTAATATTTCTATTAAATTCATCACTTCCTCTAAATCCAGCAGTAGTAAAAAAGTTTACTTTTTGATTTAATTCTTCTGGATTGATTATTCCTAATTTACCAACTGTTGGTCTACCATGTTCAACAATAGGAAATAATGCATCTTGAAAAGTAAAATCATCTAATAATGCACTTTCTTCAATCATTATTATATGTCTTCTTTGTCCTTTAGAAGCTTGTGAATTAGCTAATACATCAATTCTTGAATCATTTACAAATTTTATTTCTGCATCATTTTTAGGAAATTTTGAATCAAATATTTCATTTTTAAACCAAGGATATTTTTTTAGTATATCATTATATTTATCCTTTAATAATTCTGCTGCATTCTCTTTTGTTTGAGCAGTAAGTGAGAATTCTATTCCAGGGAACAAAACACACATAACAAACATTACAATCTCTTCATTAAAAGTCTTTCCCCAACCTCTAGGATAAACACCATATAAACTAGCAAATCTAACTGCTACTCTCATAAATGTTCTTTGATCTGAATGTAATTTTATTCCACCAGTTTTTGGCTTTATTAGGTCAAGGAATAAATCTGGATACCACCTTGCCCATGACAAAAAATCAACATATTTATCTAAATTACTACGTAATTGACTATATTCTTTTTTGCCTGTAGCTTCAACTGTACTATTAAATTCTGGATTATAATTATTCCTACTTTCTTTCTTAGAATATTTAGCATTATCAGACTGAAATTTATTATATGAAGACATTTAATCACCTTCTTCACTAATAAATTTCTTAATATTATCTCTGTTTTTTACAGAAGTATCATCAGAAAAAATACCATATGGATCTCCATATTGTTTTATATACTCTTTAACTTTTTTATCATAAAATTTATAAACATCTTCATACTCACAAGGAGGTAATCCTTTCATATCTCTAATGTAATTTATATAACACCATATATTAAAATCTAATGCATCATTTGGTCTACATTTAAATCTTGGTAATATTGGTATTATATCAACTTCTCTTTCAACTGCTTGAGACAATTCACTAAATGTTGACAGTCCATCAGACAAATCAGCTTTACTTAACTGACTAGGGTTTATTTTTGCAGCAGTAGCAGCATCTTTTGCCAATTGACCCCATTCTTTTGCTTCTTTTACATTCCCTTTAGCAGTAGATAGTTCTTCTTTTACTCTATATCGTATATAATTTAATAATGCTTCTGTATGCATTGAAGTTTTTTCAAGATAGTTGTTTTTTAATTGATTGTATTTTTTTTCAAAATAATAATACTCTTCTTTTGAATATCCATAATTCCATTTATCAATTATATAGTCTGTTATTATAAAATCTTCTAATTTTGAATTGCTTTGTTGAATAATATTTGTAATATTATTTATATTATCATTATTTAATTGTGGTTCAAAAATAGAATCTTTCCATCTACATGTCTTGAATTCATTCATTTTTGAATTTGCTATTCTAATATATATCGTCCAAGGATCTTCAGGATTTTTTTCTTTGCAAGTTGCCCAATAAGAATAAAAGAATGGAATATCAAGACCTTTTAAAACATCATATATACTTTGCATATTATTATAATTAATTCTTTTTTTTGTACATTTTTTACATATGCTAGATTTCCCATCACTTAAAACATTATTAGTATTATAAAAATTACTAATAATCAATTCCTTTTTACAATCATCACATTTTTTTTTATCAGGTATTATAGATTTTATTGTTTTATTCTTTACAGGTCTTCCTTTACTCAAATTTATTCACTTCCTTTTATTCAAAATAAAAAAGAAGTTGATATTTAACCAACTTCTTACATTTGTACAAATTCAATATTATAATTATCTTTTAATAAACCTTTTTCTTTAGCTATATCAAATAAAACACCTTTACATTCGATAGCATTACAAAAATTATCCATATTTATATCAGTATCAACTACAGCAAAATGATATCTATATCCTCTTGAACTATCATTTCCAACTTTAAATTCAATAGAACTTCCATTATTAAAAAATATTGATAAACTGTCTTTACATGAAATTATTCTATTAATATATAAATTGAATAATTCTTTAAATTTATTTTCCATAATAATATTTCTAAATTGCTCTATTTTACCTTTATTCTCATAATAAAATATAGTCTTTATATT